CGAACATGACCCCTTGGAACTGGGCACCCGACATCGTCAGGTTCCCGGCCCAGGCCAGGATCTGGACGGCGGCGTCCTGGTTGACCGAGTACCGCTGGCCCGGCGACAGCGGAACCATGTTGCGGTCGCGGTGCGGACGGTACTTGATGTACTTCGTGTTGAGGAAGTACGCGACGCTGGCGGGCATGTAGCCGCCGATGCCGCCGTCGAGGCAGACATCCGCATCCATGTACTTGATCGTCACGAAGCCGAGCTTGGCCGTCTCGCTGTCGGTGAACCGCTGGATGGCCTGGAGCGACGCCATGTAGAAGCCCCAGTAGACGTTGTCGACCATGATCAGGTCGGGTCGGTCGTTGCCGCGGACGCACTTGGCCCAGAGCTTGTTGAAGTACGTCTGGATGTTGGTCGCCGAGGTCGCCGTCGGACCTTCAACCGAGACGTCGAAGGTCTGGTTGCGCCAGAACGTCCAGGTCAGACGATCGATACCGCCGACGATCCCGGTGCCGGGCGCCTGCGAGACCTGCTTCAGGAGACCGTCGATCTGCTTGCCACCTGCGGCGAGACCATCGGAGTAGAGGCCCTGGGCGATGAGGTTCGCCATGGAGCTCTCGCCGACGTTGACGCGGGCTTCGAGGAGGTCGATGATCTGCTCTCGGCCGCTGTTCTGCAGCTGATCGAGGCCGGAGATCGTCACGGGGCAGGCGGCCTGCTTGATGTCGTACTGCGCGGCGCTGATCACGTCCTGTGCCGCGATGGGCAACAGGTCGTAACCCGCGTACCAGCCGGCGTTGCCGTTGGCCTGGAACGAGAGCTCTTCGAGGATGACATTGCCGCCGCCGAACGGCTTGATGTTCCCCTTCTGCTTCATCCGGGTGAGGATGAGGTTGTTCTTCGTGACGTTGTCGGCGATGGTGCCGGTGCGCGACTGGATGGTCGTCGCGATGATGTCGCTGATGGCAGCGTTGGCGAAAGCCATGATGGTCTCCCTAAGGAATGATGGGCGGCATTTTGCGCAAGCGCGCTACTCTACCGGAGTTGCGTACACGAGGTTTGTTTGGGTCGTTCCGGATGATCCGAAGAGTGGGTGTCGCCTCATTCACCGCCTCAGGGATGGTGAACTTCTGTAGCTTCTTCAGGAGCCTGATCATGTCATCTCCCCGCTACTTGGCTGAACGCTGCCTCGATCGTGTCTCTGAGACTTCCCCCTTGACTACCCCCGCCTACGGGTGAGCCACTCGGCGCGCCAGAGACACCAGAAGAGGCGTTGAGCGCACGCTGGGCACGAGCATTGATCTGCTGTGCTTGCGTGAGCTGACGTCCTTGCTGTGCCTGCTGCGCCATTTGGGCGCCCCACTCAGGGTTCATCGCGACGGCCCGCTGGTACGCCTGTTGAGGCGTCAAGTAGACCTGTCGTTTAGCATTCATCTCGATGATGTCCGCCATGTCTTCCCGTACTGATTCGAAGTACGGGTACGTGATGTTGTCCTGTGCCATTTGCTCGATGGTCGCTGACGCATCCGCTTGAACCCGCTGTTCTTGGTACTGCGCGACCTGGGCTTGTTGCGCGAGGAAGCTCTGGAGAGGAGTCAGGCGCTCTGCCAACATCTGCTCGAGTCTCGACTCGACAGGATCGGCGGAGGTGACCTGTCCGGACAGGGCATCATCGAGAAGGCGAACGTCCACCCCGTACTCCCCGATGAGCACCGCCATGTACTGAGCGCGTTGCATCGGAGGAGCCGAGGAGAGGATGTGATCTGCCTTCATCAACTCTGCGACAGCTTCAAGCGGTTCCAGCCCGACGGCACGCATGCGGCCTTCGTAGGGACGGATGATTTCATTGAACGTTGCAACTGCCTGGCGCATGGCACCAGTCTCACCGAAGACCTTCGAAACTTCTGCTTCTCGACGTTGAACTTCTTGGCGGACCTCCGCCGGCAGGGACGCCCACTTGGCTTGAGCGGACGCTTTCCATGCCTTTGGTGCAGGTTCGACCTGCACTTGACGCTGCTGACCAGGTTTCTCGGTCAGCTTGGATTCCTGCGGCTTGTTGAGGTCGACGACATTCGCCACCTCACGCGCAGGTTCACTCCGCTCCGTCGTCCGCTCTTCACGGACGGCAGGCAGGTTTGAGGGGGCCGATTCCTGCGGAGACTCGACGAGCGCGACAGCACTGTCGATCGAGTCCCGCAAGGAGACTTCGCGGGATTCTGAAACTTGGCCTTCTTGGCCGTCAACTGGAGGCATCGCCTACTCCTATTTGAGAAGAACTGGGACCTGAATCCCACCGAACAACAAACTCAGCAGTACCACGACCACGATGAGTGCCAGAACCACACGGGCCACGACGGCAAAGGGCGCCGGAAGGGGCATCTGCGACAGGGCCCAATAGACGACGTAGAACACCAGGCCAAGGATGATGACCCAGATGAGAAGATTGATCAGGCTCATGACATGTGTCCTTTCTGGTGCATCACCTTGATGATGTCTTGTCGGAGCTGCTTCCGGTCGGGCGCCACAGGCTGTGTACCCATTGGAAGACCAGCCAACTCTTGAGTCGGAACCACATTGTGCCGAGCACAATGGTCACGTATGCCCGCTCTGCCCTTGACAACCGTGCGATCGATCGGAGACACGAAGTAAGGGACATCTGGAATGAAAGTCGGGCCCATCGACACTCCGAGAGCGCGAGCATCTGGCTCAGTTCCCTTTTCATAGGCAACCCCGTTGATGTAAACCCAACACTTTCTCATCAGTGCCTCGTTGCTGGCTTCGTCGCTGGCTTCGGACGCGCTTTTGCCTCTGCCCGCATGTTCTGCACCTTCTGGGCGCCTTGATCCTGCATCTGCCGCGTCTTGATCAGGCCCTGGACATGCGCCTGCCGCATCTGCATCGCGCCCTGCTGCGCTGCAATGCTGGACTTGAGCGAGGCTTCACGCTCCATTGTCTGCATCTTCATGTCATTTTCTTCGCGCAGGGCCTGCATCTTGAAGCTGTGCTCTTGCTGAGCCATCATCAGCTCCATCTGCATCCGCTGGACCTCCATTTGGAGCTCCTGGCGGCCTTGCGCGTCAGCCATCTCCATTTCCTTGAGCTTGGCTTGGATCTTGAGCTGCATCTCCTGCTGTTTGAGCTGGATCTTGGACTGCATCTCTTGCATCTTCATCTGATGCTCTTGCTGTGCCATCGCCATCTCGGCCTTCGCCTGCTCCGCCGCCGGATCAGGTTGCGGTTCGGGCGGATTCTTGATCATGTCGTCGAGGGCACGATCCAGCATACCCTCGATATCTCGAGCATTCTTGAACCCTGCGATCGCCCACTTGAGGATGCCGATCAGTAAGGGGGCGACTTCCGGCTTGCTGGCAATCAGTTCACCCGAGGTGCTAAGATAGCCAGAGACAGAGGTAAGGAGCTCGATCCGATCCGCCTTTTCCATGGCGTAGTCGGTCTGGGCAATCTGATCGGAGGTGACGACGATTCGCCATTCGAAGCCTTCTTCGCTCTGTAGGAGCTCGACGGCTTCCTGAGCGAGGTCCGCGTCATCCGTCCGCATGATGTTACTCTTACGGATAAGAAGCTCCGGGTCAAAGTGCTTGACCTGTATCTCGGCTTTAATCCGTAGGAGTTCAGCAGCAAACCGCGCAACCTCGTCCTGAGTGTCCTTGATACGAACCGACGCAAACTTCGCCTTGATCTCTTGTGCACCCAGTGTTTCAGAAGCTTTGCTAGCGCCGCGAACAATATCGGCAATACCAGTGATTTCATAGATCTGGGCCTTGATCCCCTCCCGCGCTTCATAAAGGCGCTGGAGCGCATTGACGATCTGCTCGAGGGGCAGCCAATCAACCTGGCCCTTGACTCCACCCTTCTCAGCGAACATCGCCCAGTTGTCAACTGGGATCAAGGTATTGTCGGTCCCCTCCAACAGCATGCGCTGGATGCCAGTCGCAGCTTGATCGTAGACGCCGACGACCTTACAGGCCTTGACGAGCATCGAGATCCGGTTGTTGACCTGATCGAGCTCGTTGTACTGATCCTGGACGAGGTAGTAGTCCGGACGGGGGACTGTGTTCGAAGTCGAGATGTTGGCGAATAGAGGACGCGGGCACGGCTCGAACCCAACCAGGTTCAAGAAGTCGTCCTTCTCGTCCAGGACCTCCGGCATGTCCTTCGACATCCAGATGACCTTCCGGTGGACGCGGTCCCAAATCTCGAAGACACAGGCCATTTGGATGGCCTGATTG